TGTAGTTAGAGTCAATTCCTGTATCCTCTAAATTATCTACCGCCTCTTCAGGATAAATGAAGTCCGTATCAAAATTCCCTAAAGAAGGTGTAAACATATTATAATCAGGTGTTGTACAAATATAAACCGAATCCGCTCTATCCTGTTCAACCATATCAATTGCCGACTCAACTAAGTTTGAATTATTTACATAATCAATACCTGGTGTGGTAAACACATTAATATTAACCGCTTCAGGATTATTGAAAGTATATTGACCCCATAAGTAAGCATAATAATCGGTGTTAGCCCAAGTCAATTGGTCTGGTCCAACAATTTGTTTAAACGCTCCCCACCCTGTTGCGGTTGGGTAATTTATTGAAGGTGCCGCACCTTTTCTAAAACCTGAAGCTCCTAATTGGTATCTATCTCCGTTAGTTCTATATTCTCTATATATATCCCAACCATCAAAACCACCTGATGGTACGACTGTAAATTTACGTGCGTTTAACTTATAAAGTGGGTTACTCTCAGGTATAGATGAGTTAAATGCGGAATCACTAGTCTCAAACGCAGTTTCACCTGATGTGGTATAATTAGAAGAAATCGTAATAACAGTTGCTCCTGAATCCATATGGTAACCTTTAGTAAGGTAAGACCATGGTTGAGAATCAGTAGCGGTAGTCAAATTGGTAGGATTTTGTTTTCCTTTATATGATAAGAAATCTACATCTATACCAGCAGTGTTGGAAACACCTAAGTATGTTCTTCTTACTCTATCACCTGAACTTCTCGTTTCATTGTCCGTACCTGAAGCCGCACCAAATGGTGGGTTCCAAATAACTTCACCTGGTGTGTCATATTTTCTTTTATATTCTAAGAATGGTGATTTAACTCCTGAAAACTGTCTAGTTTGATACCCTCTAAACCCACAAGGTAGTGAATCCATAGGAGCATCTTCATTCATTTCTAACATTATGAATCTTGACCTTAATTCAAATTCACCGTTGGATGTACCAATTTTCTTAGCAACAAAACTATTTTGGTTAATATCCATTGTACAGTTAGTAAATTTCTCTAAAACTACAGGATTTGCATCTGTATCGAAGAAATCACGTACTACAACATCAAACGTCCCATTATTAAATGAGATATTCATAATTGATACTTTAACTTCTCTGTTTGCACTATTACCATCAGATATGGTTATAACTTTAAACATATTATAAACTTGATTACCCCTTAGTTCTGAGACTAAGTAAGGTGTTTCGGGTGTTTGGTATTGTTCTAAATACCAACCAATACTTGTATTAGTTGCTAAATCTTGTCTAGCACTTGGTAAATCAGTTAGTACACAATTCAAACCACGAACACGACCTAATCTATAACCTGTATTTAATAAGTTATAATATTCTTCTTCTACGAATAAAGGTACTTCGGATTTTGGTTTTGCAAAATTCGATTTTCCAAATACCTTTGATAAGTAATTTGAATTAGATACGTTAAAGGATGTTTGGAAAAAGAAGTTATCTCCATCAGCAGTTGTTGCTGAAAGTCCAAATGTAGAGAAAGGGTTAGTATTAACGTCCGAGTAATTTCCCGTACAATCCATAGTAACCGCAGTTAATCCCGATACCTCATATACTGGACCATCATCATTGGTATATGTATCGATACCTCGTGAACGTAAAGTAGCTACTACCACATCATGATAATCATTATATGGTGTACCCGTATAATTAGTTACGTAAACTTGAGCGGTCCCTTGATATTCCAAACCAACCGTATTTACTAACGTGGTTACACCAAAGCCGAAACCTGTACCATCATAAACACCATTAGATTCTGTAAATAATGCGTAATACCATGGGTCGTTTACTGAGTCAGTTAAATCCATCGATTCAAACTGTACATTTTCAACACCTAAAACATTTACATTACTTACGTAATTAGGTGTACTAGTTACCCCTGTAATATTATCGTATGTGGTCGAATCAACCGCTCCCCAAAAATAGGAAGTTTGTCCTGAATTTGCGTTGTCTACAATCTCAGAATAGAAATAACCTTCCATATCTGATTGTAAAGTTGATACTCCTCCCGTATATGTTGTATATGAATCTGTTATCACACCTTGAATTGAAGCGGGTAGACCACCATAATTGGTGATAGCCACACTTGCGGGTGTTCCTGAAACTCCGGAGAATGAGACTGTAAATGGTCCAGTTTGTCCCGTTGCGGTTGTTCCTGAACTATCTAAGTTACCGATAGTTGTTATTGACCATGAAGGTCCTGCGTCATACCCTGATAATCCAAGTACCCTTGTTACAAACAATTGATTTGATTGTTGTAGATAAGACTTAGCTATGTAAGCTGCCTCATACTTAGGTATCTGAGTATTTACAAATTTAGTTGGATTTGTACCACCAAAATAGGATTGGAACTCATCGTAATTAGTAATGAAAATCGGCTCGAATGCTGGTCCCGAAATTGTTTCACCTACTAACCCAAGAGTTGTTACTCCTACACTTTGTGCTACAAAACTTAAATCTCTTTCTGATGTATAAACACCCGGAGATACGAATACTTTGTTAGATGTCGCCATTGTGTAATTTTTTTCTTAAGTTTTTATTTATAGATAAATATTAGCAAAAAGATGAAAGAACTATTACATAAAGAGTATATTTATATAGAGTAGGAAAAAATTCTACCTTTTTTCTACTTTTTAAAAAAACATGGATGAGTAAAATAAAAAACATAAAAATTTCACCTGAGTCACATAAGACTTTAAAACTATACTGTGAAAAACACGGTTTAAAGATTTATAAATTCTTAGAAAAGTTAATTGAGGATAATTGTAAAGAAGTTAGGGATATCTACGGAGAGTAATTATAAAAGTTTCGCTTTGGATTTTAATACTGACTGCTTGGTTATATCTATTTTAACGACATCAATCTTAATCACATCGTTAGTTGAAACCTTTATCGTTGTTATATCATCACCAATATAGTTATCATTAATATAAACAGAGTAACTATCGACATTAGACGTTTCTAATATTGTTAAGTCAATTTCATATCTGTAAGTTTCAGTTAAAGATTCTAAACCACTAACAAAAATAATGTCTAAATCAAAATCGCTCGGATTCGAAGGTAATTTCTCAACTCTCTTACCAGTATTAAGTAAATCAACCTCAAATATAGTTGCGGTTCTAGATATTGCGGGAGATACCTCAAACTCTTCTTCATCTAGTAAGAATCCCATCATTAAGAATTCGTAGTTTTGTACGTAGTATTTTCTTTTCTCAAGTTCTAAAACAGATTCGTCAGATGAACTATTTAATATCATTGGTATATAGTGACCTTTTATTTCTGTATATGCCTGTCGTGATGAAAATTTCTGTAACACCTTTTTATTAAAGTCATTTAATTCTCTCATTCTATTACAGAATATTTTCACATTGTAAGTAATATCCACAGGAACGGGTTGAGGTATTTTATATATGTCCATACCCTTTCTTTGACCGTCCCACGTTGGTACTTTAGCGTAATAGAATTGTCTCCTGTTTGGTATCGTATATTGTAGTGACGGATTAGTTCCAAACTTAACATCGGGATTTCTAACCGTGGCAACAAAAGGAGGTTTAATATTTTTATCTAAATCCTGAAAATTCCAAGTTTCTGTAAATTGAGCCCAATTTTGTGTGGTTATAATTAAATCTATGTTTTTTATATTCTTACCGTTCACTGAAATACCTAATTCGTCTCTAACAAAATCTAACATACCCCTATCTAAATCTGCATGTAAAATGGATTTTGGTAAATAGGTTCCGTCTTCTTGAATTTGTTCAAGTAGTTCCTCTCTTCTCTGATGTAAAATTTTATCAGGAGTTAAAGGTAAATATTTTTTTACATTTTTAGGTAGTCCCATTATTTTACAGTTTCACTTATAAAAAATACTTTATTCTTAGAATTAATCATTTCAACCTCGTTAGCATTGTAAATTGGTTCCTCACTATCTTTTCTAACGAATGAGTCGTACTTATACGGATTATACGTTATTACATTCTCATTTGGTTCATCAGGTAAGTTTTCACATGGAAACGTACAAAAGTCCACTAAAGTTCCAATTACAAAGGCGTGTACATTTTTTCTCATTTCATCTCTTACTTTTTCTTTACCACCTTGTCGCACTCTGAATTCAACGTCTTTTAACTTAACGTAATCAGTATACATTACAATTTTATTTTTATATGATACTGAAAATGTGTGTTTATGTAAGTTATAGTATACCATAACTTTTTTACCGATATAATTAACTTCTTCATTATCGTTACCACATTTATGACAGATATATGGGTCGTGACCACCGTCACTTAAATCCCAAGACCATCCACAATCATCACACACAACTTTTTCACCTTCAATACCTTCACACATATGTGACATACGGGTTTTAATAAAATTTATTTCCTTTAGTAATTTTTTCATATTCCTCTAAATTCCCCGTCATTAACAGGTGCTGCAATTATACTTCGGTAAAATGGTTTATATCCACCATAAGTATGTTTATTGTCGCTAACAACACGACCATCATTAACAACAGAGTAATACCTTACTCGGTCCTCAGTTTCATAATAACCTAAATAATCACCGTAATCGATGTCAATATTTAACTCAT